AGTGCCAGTTGTCTATTGTTTATATTTTCAATCATTGTGTTAAGTTAAAAAAAGTGGGCGCAAACTTAATTACGCCCACAGTTAATTAAGCGAAAGGTGTTAAACTAATTTTCTTTGTATTCAAATTAGCATAGGCTTCAAGTCGGAACTCCTTACCAGTAAGCGGTAAAAAGTGAACAGTGAACTTGATGTGAGCAGGTTTCGAATAGTCAACGTCAGCAAGAGAATCGACATCAAGCACAAATGATTCTGCGTTATCTTTTGTCAAATATGCAGACTTCCAACACTCGCCAAAGTTCCCCGTGCTATCTGCATCAATAGCGTTAGCAGGACGGTCACATCCGTTGTACAATGTCCAAGTGATTCTGAAATCACCTTGTGCCGTACCATAGCAGGTGCGTAACTGCGAATAGTTAAATGCACTCCACTCTATTTCATTCACAAAGAATGAACCTCTCAATACATTACCGTCCCATTCAAGAGCAGGAAAGATATTTGTGATGTGCGTATCGGGTGTTTTAAATTCGCCCGTGAAGTAGTCATTCTGGAAAGCAAGAACGGTGTCTTCATTCACTTTCATAATGTCAGCAATCTCTGAAACATCATAGGTCAAAACTGTTTTCTTACCATTCACAATCCAATCAAAAGACCATTGATTCTTATTCTCGAAATCGTCAAACATCACATCAGTACCGTCTATCACGATCGTGATTAACTTCTCACTTTCCGTGTGAGTTGTCCCATCGGGCAACTGCCAAGATAGTTCTGAACGGTATAACTGCCAGTGTCCATTCTCATTCTTGCCCGTTACAACATAACCAAAGTCATTGATGTACATCGATACAAGATTAAGCAGGTAAGATGGCGAACCAACGAAGGTAGAGGTAGGCAAGAAGCCATCTTTCCAAACGTACTTGGTTTGTGTCAGGTATCGACCTGCCCATTTTGGATTCGGAACTTTCAAGGTCTCCTTAACCAACTGACGGTTTAATCTCAGTTCGTTGACATTTCGCCCATCAAGAACGAAATACTTTAACTCATCCCACATTTGGGTGGGAATGCCAGTAATACTTTTGTTTAAAATCATTTTGTTTTTTTTGTTTAATTAATTACTATCGTATAGCGTACCTGCCATAGTTCGGGTATAGTTCAAAATACATACGCATCATCATCATATCAGCAAAATCGGGAGAGAAGCCGTGTTTCTTTTTGATTTCTTCCTTACTGGTCACCGCCTTCTTTCGCTCACGATCAATATGTGCAATCCTTACGACTTCCAAATGCTTAATTATTTCTGTCTTGTATTTATCAGCAGCAATCGTCAACTTGTTTGCGTTGATGTACTCGCCTATTTTAAAGTAGCACTCAGCCTTTAAGTTCATATAGGTCTCGCTATCTATCGCGCGACCACCGTTGTTGAATGATTGGCACTTTAATATCCCAACCACACCAATTCCTAATCCGTCAGCATCAACCACAATATTTGAAAGCTTCACATTTCTTTCCTTTGCTAAATTACGGATAAATTCTGCGACCTCGTTTGGATACTTATGCTCCATCATAAACACATCGACGAGCGACATTCCCGACCACAGACCAATGATTGTTTTATCGTTACCGAGTGCTGCGATGTCGGCAGTAATGTAAGCGGTAGTACCTATCAATTCATTCCTAAAACAACGTAGTAAATCATCGTAATAATACAGACGGTCATTGCTCTCGTCATAGTCCCAATCACCATCTAAAAGGCGTTTACGGTCTATCTCTGGAAGGCGTGAAAGCTTTTCTAAATAGGCAGGTTCAAGATTCGGATTGTCTGTTGGCAATGCCTTGATGAATGCCCTGTCTTCTCGGAGCGTACCATTTCGTGCAGCATCAAAATAGTCTGCGTATAACCATCCTTTTGTTGGGTTGCAGGAAAGCAATCCTTTCGGAACACCATTGATAAGATTGTAACGGACACGAGAATCTAGTATATCGATTGCCCGTTGAGATACTTCCGCTACCTCGTCTACAAAATAGTCTGTGATTTCAATCGAGCCAAGTCTACTGAACTCAGGGTCTGAAGGCATAAAGCCTAAGTCCATCAGTATTATTTGCGAACCATTGTAGAACTTGATGACGTGGTCTTGTCCGTTGTAGGTGTAGTGAGTGCCAGGGCGAAGTCCCATCTGATTAGCAATCGTCCAAAAGGTAGCCATTGTTGATTGTCGAAGTCGCTTTAATTCTGCACGACCGATTAAACCTCTAGTGTTTGCATATTTTAATCGTCTATTGATCTGCCAACTACACCCAAGAAATGTTTTACCACCACCTGCACTACCGCCATAAAGCACAGTTTCAGTCACCAAGTTAGCAGGTGAAAGAAGTGTTAGTGCTTCCTCTTGTCTAGTAGTATAGTTAGGTATGTACATAGTGCAAAATTAACTTATTAATTGATTTGCTTTTTCAGATAGTTGAGATACATAATCACTTTCATTTCTCTCGCAATACTATTTTGATACTGCTCTTTCATTCGGGGATTGTTTAAAATCCTTTCAAGCTTGGTCTTGCCTATCTCTTGTTGATCGTGAACAAGTCGTTTCGCTCTCTGCTTGAAACTCAACCACTCCTCATCGGTCCAATAGTCATCTGTGACAAGACCAGTCTTGTAGAGATTCTCAAGCATTACAAAGCCCATCAATTCAGCTGCCATAAAGATTTCCTTCTTTGCGTTCTCAATGTCTTTCTGTAATGATTCGCTAAACCAACTGAGTGTCTCATTAGCTGATTCTAATTGTCGTGCAGGTTCAATATAGTTCACGTTTACCTCATTCCACTTTTTCATTGCGTCCATTCGCAGCTGGTAGTATTCGCTAAGTACACTGCCAACATACGTAGCATCAAATGACTTGAATGATGTCTGCTTGTTCGCTAACTTACTCGCTGCATTAAACTCAAAGGCCAACTTAAAATCTACCGTAGTACACCAACTAAAGTTATCAGAAACGAATGAGTGAAGTTGTTGGATAGGTTCAATTCTATCTGGCTGCGGTATACCGTGAAAGACAAGTTGAGCGTAGTATTCAACCGCAAATTCTTTCCCACTAATCAGAGCAATTAGTGGGGATTCTTTGGCAGCAATTATCTTTCTGAAATCTACATTAGCAACCTTAGTCAAATTGCTCAAGGAGTGATTGAAGCCCTTCTGAACTTGTGCCTTTTCCAAATGTTCCATTGTTTAACGTTTTTTGTGTTACAAATTTACTCATATCCCAAGCGGCTACGGCTGCACGTTTCCAATCTTTTAATTTCTTGTTCCCGTACTTCCAGTCTTTAAGTTCGTAGTGTGCTATAAACTTAGAAGCAAATGTAAGACCGTCCGATTGACTGCCGCCCGTCTTTTCTTGAAAGAATGTAATTACATCTTCAATTGATGGTGCGACAAACTCGCCAACGATGTGCTTGTGGTATTCATTCATCAGTTTTATACACTCGTCTGGAGAGATGCAGTCCTGATAGGTTGCCTTTGCGTTTTTGTAAAAGAAGTCTTTTGCCGTCATTGTTTTGTGTTTTTATTGTTGTTGATGTTTTATTCCGTCAGACTTTACCAGTAAATAAAATTTCAAGTCGCTTTAAAAAACCAATTTTTTTCTTTGGCAAGAACTTTTCTCTTGCCGCTTTAACTTTTGGCTCTGAAAAAACAATATGAAGTTGTTTATCCGTTGGTTTGTTTCTTGCTAGATGAGCATCTTTGTAATGCTCCTTAATTAACTCAACACATTTATCTACTCTGCTATCGTGCAGTCTAACAATGCCGCGATAGTAGCCTTGCGAATCTTTATAAGCAACACCTGATTGAAGTAGGATTTTAGCCATCCAATGCCCAATCTTGACCTCACCTAAAGCTTCATTAAGTGATTTGTGATTCCTTGAATTAAGAGTCTTAGTTAGGTGCGCTAGTCTTCTACGCAGCACTTCTTTGTCCTTAGTTAATTTTTGTCTCATTGTGTTTTTGTTTTTATCGTTTTTGAAATTCGCCAATCTTACGGATGTAATCTTCACCCAGTCCGTATTTTTCGCAGACCTCTGTAATTAATTCAGCAGACGGATGCAGCTTTCCAATTTCCTTTCGGTCAAGAATCTCTTTAATGCAGCATTGAACCGCTAGTGTGTGTGCCTTCATTGTTCGTGAAATTATTTGGGTTGTTGCAGTGTTTGTGAAATCTTGGCTAAAGTATTGAAACCTCTTAGATTCAGATACTCGTTAAGACTAATTAACATTTGATTAAGCTTCTTATCGTATCCAATCGTGCTTGAACATCTCTTATTCGCGTGTATCACCGATGCGTGGTGACGGTTAAAAATCGCGGCTAATCTTGTCAAGGTCATTCGCTGCGAGAATTCCATTTGAATGCAATAGAGGGCAATGTGACGGATGTACACGATGTCCTGCAACCTGCTTTTACTTTGTATTTCTTTCATTCCAATCGAGTGGTAGCATTGTGACCATTCGCAAATTGCGGAGATGAACTTGGATAGTTCGATGTCATCAACCGTTGAGTGGTCTCGTGACTTGTTCTGAGCAATAATCAACTCGATGAACTCTTGCTTATTCTGCTCCTTCACCATTGGAAGGAGTGTGTTTATGTCTATACTCATTTTGTATTAGTTGTATTAAGTCGTTAATGTTAGTGCCAGTATGTGCAGCGACTTTCATTATCTGAAGTGCTGACATCTGTTGGGGCTGATTCGCATAGTGCGTGGCGGTGTTTCTGCAAACTTTAAGAAACGTGCCGAAGTTCGACACGCTCTTAAAATTCTTCTTGATGAACACCCTAAAATCAGAAAGGCAAATCTGAGTAGTCTTCTGTGTCATTAGGTCGGGGGTCTTCTTGCGGTTTAATTGGTTGAACTGTTCTTGACTTAGCAGCAAGTTCTGCCTGAATCTTTCCATACTCTGGAGTAGCAGCCATTTGGTCTTGTAAGAACTTTGGCAGTTCATTAAACAATTCAAAGTTGAAGTCATCGTAAGACAATATCTTACTCGCGTTGAATTGATCGGGACAAGTCATTCCTTTCATCACGGGAGCGATTGCTGCAATGTTCGAATAGGTCTTGCCTTCCTTTTCGGTGTGAGTGACAGTTATCATTCCTGCCGCACCTAAAAGATTTGACACATCAAAACGTTTCGCTTCATCTTCTGTGAAAGTCTTTCCTCTCCAGTTCTCCAAAAACTTGCGAAGTCCTGCCTTCTCGTGCATTGATAAAGTGAATGTCTTGCTGATTGACATCGGCTGCTCACCGTTCTCAGGCTTGAATGTTCTGAGTTCGTTTGGTAGTTCAAAGGTTAAGCGAACTTTCTTGCTCACTTTGCTCTGTCCTTCCCAAGTCTCAGCGACTGAACCGATTTCAATCATTGAGTAGCATCTCGCCACTTGAAGTCCTGCGGGGATCAATTCTCTTTCGAAATTTCCACCGCCATTGTTTTCTGCTAAAATTGCCATTTGCTTTTATTTATTTAATTGTTACTGAAATTGTTGATTTTCCTTCTAGTTTTTTCGCAGGTTCGATTTGCAAACCATTCTCATCATAGAGTTCAGAGTTGACTGCTAACTGCGCGAGTTCCTGCATCGTCTTAAGCTTTGCTGACAGATGGTTGACTTGGATGCAATTTGAATAATCCCAACGCGATGCAGCGTTTTTGAGTTCAACCTTCGCTCCGAACTTATCAAAGGTGCGCTCACCGTATCTGGATGCTTCATCGAGTGCGTATGGCTGCACGTTAGCTATCACAGAAGCAAGTGCCTTTTCTAGCTTCTTCAAGTTGATATAGGCTTCAAGTGCGTTGGCATTGCCGTCGATGACTTGTTGTTGTAGTTCAAATAATGTGTCTATCATTGTATTGTGTTTATAGGTTAATTAATTCGTTTGCTTGTTCTGACCAGAATGGTGCGAAGGTTATCTCGTCCATATCAATTTCACCGTTGACAATTGATCCTGAGAAAGTGATTGCCCATCCATTGTGTTCTATTACACGGTCTCTCAATTGTGGTATTTCGTCTGCTTCAGCATCCGCGAAGATATCTCGAATGCGTTTTGAAATTTCATGCATTTCTGCTTTGTTTATGTATGGTGTGAACTCTATCATATCTCTTTTAGTGTTTGAATTATTGAAGTCTTTAATCTTTCGAATGGGGTTGATTTGGTTTCTTGAGCAATGTACTGCGACTGCTCGTTGTAGTTCAATCTGTCAAGCGGCTCGGCTGATGATTGAACGCAGATGAATTTTCGTGTTTTCATTTTCTTAATTGTTTTTTGATTTGGTTGTCAAGAAGTAGCATTGAATCTGAAGCTAGGAAGTCCTCGACGTTCTGCGTCCATTCAATAAATAGTTGGTCAAATACCGATTCATCAGTGTCAACATAGCAGCTAAATGTAACTGTTGCACTTGTGATGTTTTCATTGTGTTCAATAAGCAGGACAGATACGCTTTGAGGAAAGTCTCCGAACTGAATTGCCTTGTCGCTAATGTATCGAATACCAGTGCAAGGCTTAAAATTCATTACTGATAAATCAGTGGCTTCAAATACTCTCTGCGCAAGTGCGATAAAATGTTGAAATGGTGTGTTCATTGTTGTGTGTGTTTTAATTTGTTATTGTTTTGCACCCGCAAACCCCGCAACTTGGTAGAGGCGGGGGCGAGACGCTGTACGAATACTGTGCGGTTTTTATCATTAACCTCTTACACCACCATTGTAACATCGCTTTAATTTACCGTAACAGTATTTTTGAAAATTATCTTTGTCTGCTTTAAACATTTGAAAAGCAGCTTTTAGATTTGATGCTGAATAATAAATGCCCGTAGGTCGTCCCATACTATCAACAATGTTGTAGGTATTTGATTGAGTTGTTGTTGTGTCCATTGTTGTGTGTTTATTAATTTGTGTATCTTTGTTTTGTTTGACAAATGTACTACAACTTTCCGATTGCGCAAATATTTGAGCAAAAAGAATTGTTAAAAAAAGTTAAAATCTGTACAACTGCTTGATACTAAATAAGAAAGCCATAGGAAAAAGAACGACTGAGTACGAAGATTCGGTTCAAAAAGCCGTAATCAACTACCTCAAGTACGCTTATCCTACCGCCCTATACTGCGCTTCCGCAGGGGGTGTGCGCACTTCCTATAAACAAGCGGTTAAAATGAAGCAGACTGGATACGTCAAAGGCTTTCCCGACCTATTCATTTACGAGTCGCGTAACGGTTTCAATGGTCTTGCTATCGAACTGAAGACATTGAAAGGTGTTGCATCACCAGAACAGAAAGAATGGAATAAGCGGCTCATTGAACGAGGTTATTCTGCTCACATATGCAAAGGCTTTGATGCTGCCATTCAAGTGATAGATGCTTATCTAAAATGAATAATCTAACCATCATATACAATCGGCTGAAATCTTCCGCAAATCGGATGACAAAGAATAGTTATGATGGTGATGAGTTACTGCATTTTACTATTGAGTACGCTCTCGACCATTCAATGAACCGAGTAGACGAATTATCTCCCGATCAATTATTCAGCTATCTAAATCGCGCTATGTGGCTTGGATGGAACTCTAAGACATCAGCATTTCGCCAGGTGTATAAACTCGACACAGTTGAGTTCAGTGAGACATTAATCGAGTTTGAATCGTTTAACCTGCACGACCGTATCCGCATCGAGAATGTTGACATCGCACTCTCTCGCCTTCCAGACCACGAAAGAATTTTGTTTGAAGCTTACTTAGAGGATGACTTCAACTATAAGGAATGGGCTGACATCGCAGGGGTATCAGTAGAGTATATGTATAAGTACATTAACTATATTAAATCTAAAATTAAAAAATATGTGGTTCGCACCTGCAAAAACAATTGAGGAACGTAGGGCAATATGTTCTGCGTGTACTTTC